GTCATATTGTTGACATCAGGTGATCCTCCTTGACCTTTTTCTGGATCTAATTCATTATCAGATTGTTCTCCCTCTGCATCTGATTTATCAAAAGGCATTCCCATGTCACCTTGGCCACCACCTGATCCAGATCCACCAGGCATACCCATATCAAACTCAAGATCATCAAGTTTAGTAAGCATCTCCTCTTGACGTTGAACATAATTGTATAATTCCTCAGCAAGTTCTAGAACATCTTCAAATGTTTCAGTTTTAGAAGCTTGACTTACGAAATATTCTTCATCAGTTTCAAAAGAAACTTTTTCAAATTTACCAATCTTGTAGTGAATATTGATTCTGTCTGCCAAACCCATATCATTGATATCATGTGATGATAGTTCAAAGAAATCTTGTTCAGCAAGTTGAGAATATCCATTGTAAAATGTTTTACTTAAGCCAGGATATCTCTGCTTCATAAACTTTTCAATCCTAACGTCTTCCAATACATTGACATAAGACATTGGAATATCTGGATGATCAATTGTCCAGTTTTCAGCGGGTGTATATAATGCGTGTCCTACTTCATGTCCTACTAGAAGGTCATATACGACTCCAGAAGCCTTCTCCCACATTGGTAAGGTAAGAACTCTACGTTCAGTGTCAAAGGACGCTGTGGAGACCTTACGGTTCTCTATGATAAGATCTTCTGTTGCAAGTAGTTTTGCGAGTTGACCTTTAACTTCGTAATTAACCTGTGTAAGCATTTGTTTTCTTGTCTATGTACACATGATAATCGATCCTGTGCCAATTTCAATCAACAGTGTGCCAGCTTGTCAACTGTCTACCCCGACCATCTTATAGCTGTATCTAAAGCTTTCTTCGCTGTATTCTGTAATTTTATTACTTTACTCTCATATGTTATTGTAAACCCCAATAGATCTCCTTCGGGATCATTTGGCATACCTACAGGTTGTACTAGAAAGATGCCTGCATGGGCAATAGTTCTCCATTCCATATCAATGAAACCGAGTTCCCTTATGGCACACTCAAGTTTAAGTGAGTGGCATCCATCTAGTAGTATCATACGGTATCCGTAGTATACTATTATGTAGAATATCTAACTTTTGAGAATCCGTTCATCTTTTCAAAGGTAATTAAATTATCTAACCTATCAGTGAGTTCATCTATCTTATGAGATATCATAAAGACATAAGCATCTTTGATGACATACTTGATTATCTTAGTAAACTCGTCAGTGCCATTACTATCGAGTGAACTGTCAAATATTTCGTCAAGGATCAGAATGTTTGTACTAGATGAGTTCTTCATCTTAGCAATATCTCTCCAAGTAAACAGAATAGCAAGATCAATTCGCATTTTCTCACCCTCAGAGAACGATTCATAACTGAATTTCTCATGTATAGGTGACTTGATCTTCTCATTAAACTGTTCATCTAGTGTAAAATTGATATAGAAGTCCATCATTTGAAGATAATGATTTATCTTCTGATTCATGATAGGCAGATACCTTCTTATGATCTTTGCTTTGACTCCAGAGTCTTTCATCATGGAATTAGCAAAGTCCAAGTAGTCTATATCTTCAGTATGTTTTGCTTTATCTTTTTCTACGTTTGTTAGATCACCTTTGAGTGACTTAAGAGTGGCTCTTTCAGTATTTCTGTTTGCAATTTGCTCGGTAATTTCTTGAATTTCTGATTCATAATCTCTGATCTGTCGTTGATACTGAGAAATTTTAAAATTGTTTGTTGAAATGTCATTCGTTAGTTGAGTGATCTGATTAGTGATCTCCAAAAACTTAGAATCTTTTTTTTGTTCTTCGTTTATGGATTTAGTAAGGTCTTTGTAAGCAGAATTTATCTCCTTAACCTTACTTTCTATTTCTTCAATTTTATTTAAGCGAAAGTCTTCCTCTATTTTCTGCTCACAGGTAGGGCATGATACATTATCCTTAAAGAATTTATGTTCGGATGTTATATTCTGTATCCTTTGTTCCATTTTTGCCTTAATTGTGTTCATTTTCTTAAGAGAAACACGAGCGGATGATAAGTTTTCTAACTCTGGTTGGTACTTTGACTTAATTAAATTGTCATATTTGGTATTCTCTCCCATGAGACCAGAAGTATCCTCAAACATGATAGCAATTTTATCTTTTGTGTCCTTAATTCTCTTCTTTCCACTCTTATCAAGGTCAGCAATGAAGTTTTTTTGCATATCAATCTTCTCTTCTATCATTTCTTTCCTGATAGTGAGTTCTTTTATCTCTGTATTTGCTTTACTCATCTTCTCACGGAGAATTTTTGCCATTCCAGAGAAGATTTTGATGTCTAAAACATCCTCAACTATAGCTCTACGATCAGAATTACCTAGTTGCATGAAGGGAACAAAGGTTGCCGATCCCAAAATGGTAGTTTGAGTAAAAGATTTGTAATTAAGTTTGAGTATATGATCTTCTAGATACGCCTGTTGATCATTCTGATTGGCAAATTGATCTTGTAACTTACCATCTATGTAAATTTGGAATAAAGTAGGCTTCATTCCTCTAACAATTTTATAAATTCTACCTTGTATCTCAAATTCTATTTGAACTTCACACTCTTTCTCATTCACAGTATTAATTAACTGTGCTTTTTTAATTTTTCTAAATGGTTTGTTATATAAAACAAAAGTAAGGGCATCTAAAATGGTGGATTTACCAGCACCATTTGAACCAACTATTAGATTTGTGGGGGATTTCTGAAAACTTACAATTATAAACTGATTACCAGTTGATAAGAAATTACGCCACCGTATCGTTTTGAATATTATCATAATCTTTAGGCGGGATCACTATATCATCAGGTGAGATAATAACATATTTGTATTTGTGTTTCTGACATGTCTCAACAGCCAGTTTATCATCTATTTCTACAACTGTCAAGGGGATTGCTTCATTTGCTTCTAACAAGCCTGCGTATCTTGTAGCGTCATCTTCTTGTTCAAAAAGATACAAAGCCTTGTGGCCATCATCATTTGTGACAGCATAAGCGCCTTCTCCTTCTTTTCCGTGAAGTGATAGAATGTACATTACTCTGCTTCGCAAGCCTCTAGATAAACTTCTTTTAGAAGTGTTTTGACTCTTTCTTTTTCTAATTCAAAATCAGAGTCCTCGATGTACTTATTTAGAAGTGTAAGTGTGTCCTCTATTTTTTCACTATCCAGATCTACTTCTGTATCATTTACTGCTGTATTTTCTACAATTTTCAGATCTATGATCCCAGCCTTAAGAAGTTTATCAAGGAATTTGTCATATTGCAACTGACTCTTTCTTGATCTTATGAATAATTTTACTATCTTATCTTTGTATAGATGTGCTTTGAATAATTCTGCTGGAGTATCTTCATAGTATATCTTCTCGAACATATGATATGTGTTTTCTACGAACTCAACCTCACCTGTTTCAGTATCGTAAATATTGAATCCTCTCTTGTCTCCACAATCATTCCAATACATCTCATAGGGATTGCCTAAGTAGAATGTTTGGCCATCATTACTTCTGGTGTGGTAGTGTCCTGAGAATACAGTATCAAACTTTGAAATGATTTGTTTATCAATACCACCTTGCTGAACCATGCCTGGATATAATTCAAATCCAGTAAGTTCAAGATGTCCAAAAGCCACCTTTGCAGATGAATCATTTATCTTACTACATGTTTCATCATAGTTTTCATCACATATCCAAGGCAACATCATTGCTTTGAATCCACCAATGTCATATGTATCTGGTGAAGATATAGGAATTATGTTATCATAATGTTCTAGAAGTGAATCAATTGAGTTGATCTTATTTGTATTCTTATAATAGACATCGTGATTACCTACAAGTTGCCAAACTTGGACGCCCAAATTTTTGAACTTATCATATACATGTTCTTTTGCCCAATCAAGTGACCAGTAATCTATATTCTTTCGGTTATCAAAGGCATCTCCCATATGGATACAGTGTTTGATACCTCTCTTTTCTAGTTCTGGGAAAAATATGTTGTCGTAAAATTTTTGAAAGAAGTCATGGAATACCTTACTACCCCTTCTACCTCCGAAGTGAGTATCAGTTATTATCGCTATCTTCATTTTTTATAAATTCCTTTTTTTCGTAATCAAAGTTGGGGTGTGGTTGAGCAGAAATCACTGGATCTTTTGTCTTGTTCTTGATAACAATAAATCTATCAGCAGCAAATGTCCCTGCTAGATTTACCTCAATCTCATCACTATCTTGCCAATTAATACTACCATCTTTCTTAGTATGATTCATTGCTTCTTGAATCTTATCTATCACATCTTGAGTTAACTTCATTGATTCATTTTTGTTTGTACTGCTTCTTTTATTGAATTGTAATCACTAGAGTAGCCGTCAGCATCATCAACGTGCATAACCTCATCATACCCCGACTTCTCAATGATCTTTTCACGGATTTCCATTTGTTTTTTCTCTTTCTGTATACGTCTGAGGAAAGCATAATGTATGATTTGAGTGAAGTACGCAAAAGGATTCGTAGATTTCTCTGGATTGAAGTTATGTATGTATTGAACGCAGTTCTCGATGCCATCGGATATCATATCCTCCCTAAACATATAGTTTACAAAGTTTGGTTTGTATGACAAATGAGTCGCGATTTTTACAAAGCACTCTCCAAGGTAATTAGTGATGCGTGGTTTTGGATCACCTTTCTCTTCTGCCTCTTTTACGTCAGCTTTATATTGAACTATTGCGTATAAGAATTCTTTATTGTTAACGTAATGTTCGGATCTTTTTCTTGTCCCTTTTGCAGGCATATTTTATTACCTCTTAATGATTATAGTTTACCATAATATCTAACACTTGACAAGTGGTGCAAATCGGTGTACAATAACTCTGTCAGAGTTCAAGGGAAGTTATGTAGCTTCGCCTTTCTTATAAAGCTTCTCAAGAGAATGTCTAGCTTTCTCGACTGAATTTACATATCCCATCTTCTTTGTAACCTTTATTTTCTCTGATTGAGTGCCATTCAAGTTTGAAAAGATAAATCTCTGGTAATATTTGACTACTTCAGAATCCTCGCGGGCCTCGACAACGGTAATTACCTTGTCCATAGGTATGATAATAATATTTTCAGTTGGCATACTTCTCAACCAAGGCATCATTCTGAGTCCTTCTGAAGCATTATTCATACTAACTGTCTCAATTTCTACAGGATCACTGATGATCAAAACCGTGCGACCATTTTCTTCAGAGGGCATGACCTCACCGAAGATCTCTTCTCCAGACACTAGTTTTATTGATGCGTAGAAATCTTCTTCCATCTATTTTCCTATGATAGTGTTGTTAATAACCAAGTAGTCTATATTCATATTTAGAAAAGCATCCATAGCGTTTTCTGGAGTTTCGATTATCGGTTTACCGTTATCATTGAAAGATGTATTCAACAATACAGGAACTCCACTGACCTTATGATACTCTTCTAGTAACTCAGATAAGATGCCTTCACTGACTGTTTGAATCCTACATGTGTTGTCCACATGTGTGATAGCTGGGATCTTATCTCTCTTGTCTTCTTTTACCGTCTGAGAATACAACATGTATGGACTTTCGATACTTTCTTCAAAGTAGTCCTGTAGATAGTCCTTAAGTATGACACCAGCAAAGGGTCTCCACTCTTCTCTATGCTTTACCTTCTCGTTTAAAATATTTTTATTCTCTTTATATTTAGGGGACATCAAAATAGATCTATTGCCCAATGCACGAGGCCCAAATTCAGATCTACCTTGATACCATGCGACTATCTTTCCGTCTTCTAAGTATTGTGCAACCTTTTTTAGGTCTAGATTATCTCCTTTGATTTCTTTTGGTGTAACATATTCCTTTCCTAGAAATGCTAGATCAGGAGGAACTTTAACATCATTCCATAATGATGCACCAAAAGCAGCTGCTCCATATGATAAACCACAATCACTCACAAAAGGTGTGATGTGAAACTTCCTATTCTTTAGTGTCTGTACTATTTTTGTGTTAGCATTGATGTTAAGAAAGACTCCGCCAGTTAAACAAACTGTTTGCTCTAGATAATCTTCATCTAATCTTAACATTAGTTCTGTTAGAGATTCCTCAAAATTGTATTGTAATAACTGAGCTTTGTCTGAAGAAGAGATTGGATAAGGTCTTGGATCTTGCATATCAAATGCCACTTCTGGGAAGTAATGTCCAAACTCATATAATTTTTGTATATGTTTACCAGATCCATAAGATGCAAGACCCATTACCTTCCCATTGAATGAGCAATGATATTTTGGATCATCATAGGATATCTTCTTTTTTGTTTTAGTGCAGTAGATATGATGTGCCCATGTTTGATATAATAATCCCCACTCACCATTGAAAGGAATATATCTAAACTTGCCTTTTCTCTTATTGAAATAAACTAGAGAACACTTCTGTAATCCCATACTAAAATTTTCACTCCAGTTATGAGATCCTCCACCATCAATTACAATACAAACTCCTTCATTTGATGGTTGAGTAAAGATAGATGAGTAGGCATGTGCTTGATGATGAGATACAAAACCAATATCTGCATTAGGAAATTTGGATTGTAGAAATTTATCTGCTACGCCTTTGAGTAGAAGTTCGTTTACCCACTCTTGCAATCCAATATCCACATATATTACTAAGTCTATCTCTTCTTTTGGTATCTCGTCTAACACATAATCTATAGATTTCTCTGGGCATCTACCATCATACTTTAATCCACTGAGTCTCTCTTCTTGTATACTACAGATATGTTCACCATCTATGAATAGAGTGGCTCCAGCATCATGTATATAAGATTCTTTATCAGAACCATCAAAACCTATAGATCCATATATGCCTAAGACTTTCATTTTAAATAAACTTTTCCAATTTCATAATTAAAGTTCTCTTCATTGTATATTTTAACACGTTCAATCAAATGATTCAAGGTATAGTTACGTTTGTTCTTTACTGTAATGTTGTCGGCAATGTCGTATAGCATTGCTTTGTTTTTGTTTTTTCCCTTTCTAAGGACCCTACCAATACTTTGTAGATTTCTAATTCTAGATTTGCTAGGCGATGCAAAAATGACGTTATGTAAGTTCTTAATGTTAATTCCTGTAGAAAAAGTTCCGTAAGACGCAACAATGATTGCGTTTGCTTCTCTATCAACGATAGATCTAACCTCTTCACGTTCTTCACCATCTACTCCTCCATGCACATAGAATACCTGTCTGTCACTACTTGCTCCTTCATTGATTAAATTATATAGTGGTTCGCCATGAGCCTCTACTCGACTGTATAGAACTAGAGTATTACCTTTTAAACTCAGTGCGAGATTTTTTATGAATAGATTTCTCTTCTCATGTTCAATGATATAGTTCATCTCTTCCCTATAGTCATCAAACGGTATGGCTGGATGTTGTAGAATGATGATTCGTATATCTAACTTAGCAAGTTGTCCTTTCTTTTGTAGATCAGATGTTTGAGTTACCTTGTAAGAGGGACCAAACAATCCTTCTAGAACCCACTTATGAGTCTGCGATCCACTTAGAGTTCCAGTAAATCCATATCTATATTTGGTATCCTTAAGTTTTGACATGATACCGATAAGTGATTTTGATTTGAATTGATGTGCTTCATCTCCTATAATGACATCGAACTGAGAAAACCACTGTCTATCCATATTATAAATGGACTGCCAAGTCGAAATAGTTACACGTTGTTGTGTGGTTTTCTTTCTACCAGCATATACTTTATGACAATACTTCTCCACATCCCAACCATAGTCTTGGAAATCTTTGAACATTTGTTCCACAAGAGATGTGGTTGGCACAACCAATAAGATTCTTCTTTTTCTTCCTACATGATATCTTGCAACTGCGTATATCATCAGGGATTTGCCTGATCCAGTTGGAGATATAATTAATTTTCTGTTGTACTTAAGTGCATCATATACACCTTCTATCTGATAATCTCTAGGTGTGTGACTGGAGATTGCAGACATATAATCCTTTACGCCTTCTGGTGATATCTCATCATTCTCCTCATGTGGAGTTCCATATGTTTCATTGTTTCTAAACTCTACACTATAATCTGACTTCTTTGCCCATGCAA